GCTGCTGCTAATCTATCACCAGAAGTTTTTGAGATGCAACTAGCAGATGGAAGTAGACTTGGAGATAATGTTGATGTCATAAAAGGTTTTGCAAAGATAGCAAGCATGATGTCAGAAGATAAAATATTATCTACTGAGTCTGAAAATATGGATAGAAGTCAAGATATACAAACTGAAATAGATCAGATTATGAACGATAAGAATGGTCCTTATTGGAACAAATCTCATCCTAATCATGATAAAATTGTTCAACAAGTCTATACTATGAGGGAAATGTTAAGTGGCAGCAAATGATCATTTGAATGATGAAGAGCTTAGACTTGAGATTTTAAGGATTGTTAAAGAAACAGGTACAGAGTTTCAGAAACAAGAACCCTTGCCAATCTGTGAAAATTATTATAAATGGATTAAAGGTAAGACAATTCGTAAGAACCTTACTGGCAAGTAGGAAGCGTTACTGCTGTTGAAAAAACTAGCAGACATTCTGACACTCCACAGATCGACACTCCGCATGCTAGAAGAAGAGTATCTCTTGCGGACTACGAATTTGCGGATTTAATAGATCAACAAGACAAAGTGAGACTCTTAATTGATCCAACTTCATCTTATGCTCAAGCTGCTGCTATGGCAATGGGTAGAGCTATGGATGATGTGATCATCTCTGCTGCACTAGGTACTGCGTTTACTGGTGAGACAGGATCAACAAGTACAGCTAATGCGAACTCAATCGCACATGGTTCTACTGGTTTAACTATTGCTAAATTAAGAAGTGCAAAAGAAACTCTTGATTTAGGTAGTGTTGATCCATCTATACCAAGACACATTATAGTATCTCCGAAGCAGATCACTGATCTTTTAGGAACAACTGAGGTTACAAGTTCAGACTTCAACACTGTCAAAGCATTGGCAAATGGTGAAATCAACTCGTTCCTTGGTTTTAACTTTATTGTATCAAACAGACTATCGCTATCTGGCTCTACTAGATCGTGCATTGCTTATGCACAAGATGGTATAGCTCTTGCGGTTGGTAAAGATGTTCAAGCTAGAATAGATGAGAGAGCAGACAAATCGTATGCTACTCAAGTTTACTACTGCATGAGCATTGGTGCTACTCGTATGGAAGAAGCGAAGGTTGTTGAAGTACAAGCAACTGCTGGAGACTTATCAGCAGGTGATACAGTAATGTTAGCACCTGTACCAACTAATGCTAGTATATCCTCAATCAAATTGTTTAATGACGATTTAGATTCTGGAACAACTAATACTACAGATGTTGGTTTATACTCAACAGCGATTGCTGCTGTAGATGATGACGCTTATGCTTCTGCAATTACTGACCTTAGAGGTGCGGTAACTACAGGAACTGAAGTAGCGTTTGAAGCTAGAGACATTAACAAGTGCGGTCAGAAAGTCTGGGAAGATGCTGGACAATCTTCTGATCCTGGTGGGTACTACTACGTTGCATTAACTTTTGATGCTGCTGGTGATACTGCTGGTGATTTGAGCTTTGTTATTGAATACACAGTAGACTAATCAATAGATATTAGGTGGGGAGTAATCCCCACCTTTTTATGAAAAAGATTCAAAATTTAAAAACTGTACTACACTTTAAAAAAAATAATTATGTGTACAGATATGTGTTAGTAGATAGGTTTAAACATGATAGTAAATATCATTATGGCTTTGATACTAAAGAAGAGAGAACAGAAGAAGAAATTTTTGCTTTAGAAAAAGATAGACAGATAAGGCGAAAGTATATTATAAGGAAGTAGTATGGCATCAGTAGTAGACATTTGTAATGGAGCATTAAATCAACTAGGTGCAACAACTATACTTTCACTTACAGAAGATTCAAAAAATGCAAGACTTTGTAACTCAAGATTTACACAAGTAAGAGATGCAGTATTCAGATCACATCCTTGGAACTGTTTACAAAAAAGACAAGAACTGGCAGCAGACACAGATGCTCCTGCATGGGGTTTTAGTTATGCTTATACTTTACCAGCAGATTGTTTAAGGTTGTTGCGAATACTAGACTATGATTCAAACTACAAAGTAGAAGGTAGAAAAATATTAAGTAATACTTCTAGTATGAAAATATTATATATTGGTAGGATTACAGATCCTAATGAATATGATGAATCATTAAGAGAAACTTTATCTGCTGCTTTAGGTGCTGACATAGCATTTGCAGTTACTTCTAATAATCAAACAGCTTCTAATATGTATAATTTATTTCAAGATAAATTAAAAGATGCTAGATTTATAGATTCAACTGAAGGTCAAAATATAGATCAAGATTTAGGTATGTCAGATCAAATAGATGCAAGTACATTTATAAACTCAAGGTTTTAATAAATGGCTAGGGTTGCTGTTGAACTTACAAACTTTACAGGCGGTGAGCTATCACCTAGATTAGATGGTAGGACTGACCTAACCAAATATTCATCAGGTTGCTCGACATTAGAAAATTTAGTTGTCTACCCACATGGGTCAGCAGCTCGTAGACCAGGTTCTACATTTATAGCAGAAGTAGCTGATAGCGATAATAAAACAAGATTAATACCTTTTGAATTTTCAACAACACAAACTTATATGCTTGAGTTTTCAAATTTAAAAATGAGAGTGTACAAAGATAAAGGTGCTGTACTAGAAGGAGATAAAACTATAACAGGAATTACACAAGCTAATCCTGCTGTAGTAACTGCTAGTTCACATGGTTATTCTAATGGTGATGAAGTAGTTATTAGTGGTGTATCTGGTATGACAGAAGTTAATGGTAAAAGATTTTTAGTTGCAGATAAAACTACTAATACATTTGAATTACAAGACAAAGATGGTGTAGATATAAACAGCACAGGATTTACTGCTTATGCTTCAGGTGGTGTATCTAATAAAGTTTTTGAACTAGCAACACCCTACACTACTGCACAACTTTTTGATTTAAAATTCGCACAGAGTGCTGACGTTATGTACATCACACATCCTTCACACGAAGTAGAAAAACTATCTCGTACTGGTCATACATCTTGGACACTAACAGATGTTGATTTTACTAAAGGACCAATGCAAGATGCTAATACAACAGACACAACTTTAAATCCTGGAGCTACAGCAATAGGAACTGGAGTGTCATTAGCAGCTTCTGCTACGACAGGTATTAATGGTGGATCAGGATTTCAATCAACAGATGTTGGAAGATTTGTTTTTCTTCATAGTGGTTATGCAAAAATAACTGGAGTTACAGATACAACAAATGCAACAATAGAAATTTTAACAACGCTAAGTGCTTCAACTGCTACAGCAGATTGGCGACTAGGAGCTTTTTCTGACACTACAGGTCATCCTTCTTGCGTAACCTTTTTTGAACAACGATTAGTATTTGCAGGAACAACTAATCAACCACAAACAGTATTCTTTTCAAAGTCAGGTGATTATGAAAACATGGATGCAAACATTGGTGGTACTGTAGCAGATGATGATGCAATCATTTATACAATCGCATCTAACCAAGTCAATGCTATCAGATTTATGACAGCAACTAGAACTTTAATTATTGGCACAGCAGGTGGTGAGTTTACTGTATCAGGAGGATCAGTAGATACAGCAATAACACCAACAAATATATTAATTAAAAAACAATCTAACCATGGTTCGGCAAATGTAGATGCAATAGCTGTGGGTAACGCAACATTATTTTTACAACGTGCTAAAAGAAAAATAAGAGAACTTGCTTATAACTTTGATGTAGATGGTTATATTGCACCTGACATGACTATCCTTGCTGAACACGTTACAGAAGGAGGGGTAACACAGATTGCTTATCAACAAGAACCAAATCAAATCGTTTATGCTACAAGAAATGATGGTGAATTAGTAGGATTAACTTATCAAAGAGAACAACAAGTAACAGCTTGGCATAGACATATCTTTGGTGGTAGATTTGGTAATGCAACAATTACAGTTACTGATTATGCAAATATTGCAGATGGTACAAGAATAGTTTTAACAAAAGCAGATGGTACGACTACAACTTTTACTTCTGCTACATCTTCTACAACTGGTAAGTTTCATACAACAACAAGTAACAACCAAAGTGCAACAAACTTAAAAACATTAATAGATGCTGACTCTGATTTTACAGCAACAGTAAGTAGTAATGTAGTTACCATTACAGAAACATCACCATTGTCTACAGGATTTTTAACTGTAACATCTTTAGATGATTCTGTTAGATTAGCAAAAACTAATGAAGGTAAAGCAGTATGTGAAAGTGTTGCGGTAATTCCAACAGACGATACTGAGTATGAAGTTTATGTAATTGTTAAAAGAACAATCAATGGTGCGACTAGAAGATTTGTAGAAGTTTTAAATATATTTGATTTTGATCAAACAGATAACACATCATTTAATTTTTTAGATAGTCAGTTAAGTTATAGTGGTAGTGCTGCAAGTACCATATCAGGATTAGATCATCTTGAAGGACAAACTGTTTCTATACTAGCAGATGGTGCAACACATCCAGATAAAACTGTCAGCTCTGGTAGTATAACTTTAGATCGTTCTGCAAGAGATGTTAAAGTTGGTTTAGCTTATACATCTTTACTACAAACTATGAGATTAAATGCTGGTTCACAGAATGGAACATCACAAGGTAAGACAAAAAGAATATATGACATTACTGTTAGAATGTTTGAAACTATTGGTGTTGAGGTTGGACCAAACCTAAGTGATATGGAAAGAATACCATTTAGAAGTTCTGCTGATTTAATGGATGAAGGTATACC